CTACGTTTATTTTGTGAGGCTTTGTATTGTGCTGACTCACGATTAAAGATACCTCGTTCACCACTCTTACTTTCATAGAGAGACTGCCATTCCTGCATAAATATACCAGTGTCAGGACGATTAGTATATACAGCAGAGTTGTTAGCCAAGGCTCGTTGTGGATCAGTATTAAACCAAGCACCAGACTTAGCTGCTCTCATACGATCATCTGATAGATTAGACAAAGATATGAGAGCAGACCTACGTACACCACCTACGACTACCACCTCACCCACCTTACAAACTATATCATGGCACTCTATGGAGTTTAGTTTCCTACCTCTGGCTTCTTCAAACTTACGTATGGTAAAGTCAAACAAGTCCACCAATGGTTGAGGACCACTGGCTCTACCACCAAAGGTTTTTAACCTTGAACCAGCAGGACGTACCTTGGCAACATCTACCTTTGGTATTCTATTTGAATATAAATAAGATATCAAATCCTTGAATGCTCTGGCCCATCCTTCCTTGGAATCAGCCACACTAATAACGTCATCGGTTCTCTCAAACTCTACGTCTGGTATGGTAGGTAACTGATTGACATACTGTCTCTCAACAGAGAAGCCTACACCTGTACCATTCATAAGAATATAAAGTATCTCATCAAAGGACTTTGGATTATCCACTGGTATATAGGAACAATTATATCCAGCTATGTTCTCCCTCTCAAGAGCAGGGCCAGCAGTCATCAACGATCTCATGCTAGGCATTACTTCAAGATTAAGAATAGCATTACGTATCATACTCCAATCCTTGGTATCAAGTTGATCCTTAACCCCAAGGTTTGTTTCTACATGAACTCTAAAGAAACTAATTAATCTATTGACAGTCTCATCCCATGTTTCTCTACGGCCTTCCGATTCCAGCCAACGAGAATATCTGGATAAGTAAATAAAGTTCTGGTACTCAGTCGGTAGACTCATCACTACTCTCCCCATATTCAAGTTCAATTAATAAGTTAATATAATGTACTGCTTTTAACAGGTCTTGTAATCCTTCACCTTTAATACGATGTCTGGTAATATACTTAACTGCATTACCTTCACACCAGTTAAGTTTGTTAGCCATTATATACTCTGTTGGTCCTATGGTCAAGTTCTTATAATGATCACCACCAACCTGATGTTCTTTAGCTCCGTTTGTCATCGCCTACATTCCCCTCTAAATATTTTATTGCTCTTTGTAATAACTCAACACTATCCTTTAACTTCCCTATCCCTGAATTACAATTCTCGCAAAGCCATCCCCTGAATTGGTTTGTTATATGGCAATGATCAAGGCACCATGTTATTCCCTTTCTACGTACCTTACCCTCAAAACTTTTCTCACAAATAGGACACTTGTAATCATCATCAGGATACCTATGTTTTGTTTTTAAGAAATTTACAACACGTACATGAACATTAGTACACTGTCTGCATTGGTGTCTCTTTCCTTGGTACATAGTAGGATCATTTGGGAAATCATCTAATAGTTTTGTCTTATTACATTCAGTACATGTTCTACTATTCTCATCTAATTCTATTATAATTTCTTTCTTAAAGAAGTCAAGTTGTCCCTCGTCATACACTTTATTTCTCCGTTATTATATTATAGATCTTGTATATTATGTTCTTCTTCTTCTTTGAATGCATAGCTGTAAGAGCAAAGCTCCTAACCTGTGACGGTTCTATACCTGCACCATCACATATAAATTCAAAGTTGTCACACGTTACTCCAATACTACAAAAGAACCATGCATGAGCACGGTCCCTGATAACTATATCCTCTTGATATGTCTGTGTATTCTTGTTAGGTTTCTTTAATATATCTATAAGTGCTCGACCAATTATAGCCAAGAATAACCTACGTTCAGGTTCCTCGTGATCGAACTGAATGATAGGATCTACAAATATATCTATGTCATCGTCTTGCATTCTTCTTTCTTTTCCTTTTGACCCATCCTTTCTTCGCAGCCTCAGACAGTTTCTTTCTATATTCAGTATCATAATTAACAGTTCTTTTCTGCGCAGCCTCAGACAGTTTCTTTCTATATTCAGGATCTTCACATCTTTTCTTCATAGCCTCAGATTGTTTCCTTCTATATTCAGGATCTTTCCTAGATTTTTGAAATGCTTCAGAATTTTTTAAAGACTCAGATATTTTCTTTCTCTTTTCAGGATCACTCCATCTTTTATTTGAAGACTCAGATTGTTTCCTTCTATATTCAGGATCTTCATAGCTCTCAACAGGCCGATAGAACTTACCACCTACTCGTGAGTTATAGTAGGCTGGTTCATCTGTACCTTCTAAAGTAGAAGCAAGCACATTATATTTCATCTGATAGTACAGCTCATAGTATCTAAGACTACGTCTGTTCTTATACTCTGCTATGATCTCAAACTTGAAATGCTTCTTACCTAGCTTCTCTATGTCTTCATTGAGCCACTTGGAAGAACCAGTATATACTCTCCAGTTTGATTCCTTCTCTCCGAACTTAGCCTTAATCATATACTGTTTACATCCGATGTATGCCTTGGTAGTCTGAAGGTTGGTAATGATATAGACAAAGCCAAACTTGTATGTGTCAGCATGGAATGTCTTATCACTACCAAACTTCAACCAATGGTGATCTACCAATCTATAACCTCTGGTACATCTTTAGGAGTCCTAGATACAGTGGTTAAATATCTATATCCATTTGCATATCTAAAGACTCTCAATCCATCACCACCATTGGCATCACTCCAACAGTACTTCTTATGAGCACAGTATATACAAGAAGTACCTAACCTTCTGTTACCAGAAGCACCATCAGCTACATCGGAGTAGCATCTGGCAGGTGGAGCTTGCTGTTTCATTACCTCTTTAAGATCTTTAATCCTATCAGATGCATTAATCATCTCAAGAGAATGAACAGGTAACAAACATATCTCACCAGTTACCTTATTGATAACCAAGAATGCAGCCTCATCTTTATCATTAGCTTCTGCGTAAGCTGATATCTGAGCAATGTATCCGAATGGATCATCCCTCTCCAGCCTACCCTTATCAAACTTCTTAAAGCTATAATCAGATGCAGACTTACAATCTACTAGGACACCATCAATCATACAATCTTGATGTCCCTTCACTCCTTCCACACTAACTTCCTTTTGCATATCAGTAACGGTATGTCCTGCTAGTCTGGACAATACAATAAGAAGTTCCTCAAGTATATAACCATAGAGAAACTTGATACGAGTGGAAGAAGATAGTGGTATTATCTTATCCTCAGTAGTATACATATCATACCATAGCTGGCGATCCTTCTTACCTATAGCTGATAGACGTAAATTACTTCTACTACGAGGCTTCTCATTTAAGAATAGTTTTAAATGCTCCTTTATGTTGGTTGCAAATTCATCTACGTGTTTATCTATTTCCTTCTCATCCATCTGTAATTCATCTGGATCAAAAAGACTATAGATATCTTCAACTAATGTATGTATATCTTTCATATTAAAAAAGTAGGAGAGGCACTACACCTCTCCCACAAGATTAATTACTTACTAAGAAGCAAAGGGAATATCATCATCCCCTTCTTCTGAAACGAAAGCACCGTCCACAACATCAAAGGCTTCATCTGCCTCTGTGTTGTAAGGAATAAGATTAGTTACTTGTACGGCACGGAGATCCGCACTCACTCCTTGACGGCCCTTAAACTCCCACTCATAGGTAGTGTAGTGAACATTAACCTCTGAGCCATTTCCAATAAGGGTGTTGGACATGGTACGCTTCTGACCATCAACCAGATCAGGAGCACGGTTGAGAGAACCATCCTTCCTACGAACCTTACGCTTAACTGAAACAAAGTCACCACGTTCATCGCCTTTATTCTTTAATATAAGGCCATCGTTCTTAACAGTGGCTAAACTCTTTTCATCCAGATTACAGATGTCTACAGACCATACACCATCACTATCAAAGGTAGTGTTAGGGTTGGTGATTGCAGCCCAATAAGCGATTCCAGAAATTACTGACATATTTTATATCTCCTATATATCTATTGTTTAAAAATGAATTATCTCATAATTAGATCAGGGTGTCAACAACAAAATTACCTTAATCTAATTAATCCATATGTAGTTCGTAAGAACTACTACATATGGTTAATTAGTGTGTCTCAGCCCATGTCGTTCCATGCTTCCATGTACTATCCAGTGGGCATCTGAACTTTAACTTGAGTTCCGTATCCTTGATAGCATCCTTGGTTATGATACCGAACTGGTTCACATCCTTCTTTGCTACCTCGAACTGGTACTCGTCATGTATTGAAGCAACTAATCGTGCATCAATTCCTTTGTGGCTTATTCTTTGTATCATATTAATAAGCCAATCCTTACATATACTTGCTCCTGCTCCTTGTATTAAGGTGTTAAGAGCAGCATGAGGTGATCTTATATGCAGGTGTCTGCCATCCACCCCTCGTATCATACCCCTCTCAGCGGCCTTCTGAACGCTGTTACGGACACGTTTTAGGGCTGGCATATTAGACAAGAACCTATCCATTAGTTCCTGTCCATGATCTTTGTTACCACCTACGATCTTACCGATCTTGGCGGCACCTGCTCCATACATAAATGCATAGATAAATGTCTTTGCTTGATCCCTGTCGGTGAGGCCAGCCATCTTCATGTTAGCTGTATGTACATCACCATTGAGGATCTCATTAGTATAATCTTTACTGTCCATCAGATGGGCAAGGCATCGTAGCTCAAGACCAGAAGCATCTGTACCTACCAGAGTATGAGTATGTGGATTATCCACAGTCCAACAGGCTCTACACTCCTTACCAAAGGGACTACGTACTGCTGGTATCTGAGCCATGTTAGGACTATGGTGAGCCATACGGCCAGTGATAGTCTTTAGAGTTAATACTCTACCATGTACCCTACCAGTGGTATCGTCATAGGAATTAATCCAAGATTGTATCTGAGCTATTCTCTTTTGCAATAGGAAGTATCGTGAAAACTTATGTGCTTCTTCCATCTTAATCTTATCAAGAATCTCTTCACTAATCTTAGGTTGTCCTGACTTCTCAGTGAACTCCTTTGGTTTCCAACCAAGCTCCATCAAACGATCAGCGATCTGCTGTCGTGATCCTATATTAAATGGTATGTACTTTGTCTTGGTCTTTAACTCCACTGCTGTAGGTTCAAAGGATACCTTAGACCATGCTTCAAGATCTTGAGCTTCATCAGTGAGGCGAGACAGTAATCCTATGGTCTTACGTATGTCTAAAGCAAAGCCATTCTTCTCCTGTTTATCTACTATGGCACGTACCTTATGTTCCATACGAATAGATTTCTTGGAGAAGGTAGCTCCTTCTTTAGCTAACTGATTGTATACCTCATAGGTTAACTCAACATCATTCTTACAATACTCAAGCATACTCTTTGAGTACTGCGAGAAGTCCTCATGCTCCATCTTGTAATGACCTAACCGTTCACCCCATGCCTGAAGACTATGACCTTTATCTCTAATGGGATTGATAAGTTGTGATAATACCAAGGTATCTATGACCTGTTCCAACTTAATCTGTGTGCCTAGTAGCTTGTTAAGATTAGGTGCATCAAACGAAATACCATTATGCATGACAAAACGATCAATAGTTTTAGCCCAATCCTTAAACGTATCAAGATTACTATGATCCCACACTTGTATCTGTGATGTCTGATGATCCTTTGCTACTATACAATGGATTAATGTTGGTTGTAGTGAATCTGTTTCTATATCTACGGTTGCGACTTTCATATTCCTCGTCTTGTCCACACCAGTTACACTCCTCTCCGTTTCCTACGTTTATAGTTGTGTGTTCCACTGGGCACCAATGTTCCCACATTTTATATTTCATATCCCAAAACTTTCTCCACATCCACACTGTGATGTAGCATTAGGATTCTTAAATATAATATAATTACCATTAATACCAGTAGAGAAGTCTATAGTTGTATTTATTAATAACATCGTTGCTTCTTTCTTAATATATAACTTCCCTTCTTTAAGTGGAATTATATCATGTTCATCAGGAATGTCAAACAAAACTTCCCATTGGTATGTAAAGCCAGCACAACCACCACCTTTAACACCAAGCTCTATGCCTATTGCATTCTCTGATTTAACTATACCTGACAGATGATGGTCAGCTTGATTCGTTATTGATACTAACACGTTTACTCCTCATAAAGTTATACAGACAGAAAACGTAAGCTGTAATTAAAGAACATAGCCACATTGAAAAGCCGTTGCTGTACGGTAAGTCCTCTATATAATGCTTTACGATTAAGACGGTAAGCATCATAACCATCCACGATAATATGGGTATAAAGACCAAGAGGGGTATCCATCTAGCTAGGGTACTTACTATTAATGAGTAAATCTTTGTCATAACCTTTCTCCTTTAATACTGGACTTGGCATTACCTTCACTAACTTAGCATCAGCTACTTTGATATGATAGAAAGGCTCTGCTGCTCTCCTTCTATTGTCCACTGGTTTAACATCACTCTCACTAACCATAGAGCCATCCATAAACCATGCCTGATCCAAGTGCTTGTTGAATATGACAAAGGTTAAGGGACCAATACACCCCTCCGATTTCACTGAGCTTACCCACTTGTCTATGAGCTTATGCTTCCTGTATGGAATACGTATCTCCTTCCAAGACTCAGGCCAATGGTCACGCCAGCTTGTCTTTATCTCTGTCTCAAAGTAACACTCCAAACCTAACTTATCTTTACATACGACATCTACTCCATATGTTTCTTCAGTATTAATATCCTTATAACCTTTAGATAATAACCAATGACTCATAACATTCTTAGTTAAGGAATCATATTTATTATATAAATTTCTATCAAATTTAATCGGCATTAGTATCTCCTACATCAAATGGGTTGTCTATTTCAGTCATCCTACCTGTGTCTTTGTTATAAAATAAATGTGTAGCCACACCTGTATCTCCTGTATATCTGTTCTTGAGTATACGTATGGTAGTTGTGTTGGCTATGATTGGATCATCGTCTTGCTGGTTGCGCTCCAATCCAATGACACCATCACTCAGATGTCCTATGGATGCGGAACCTCTCAAGTGAGAGAGTGTTACTTCCCTACCATCCTCATGTCCTCTGTCACCAGATGGCCTACGTAGATGGGATACAAGTAACAAGCATATACCTGTCTGCTCCACGAGAGATCGTAGCTTGGTCATTAGTATGTCGATGGACTTACGTTCATCTGTATCCTCTTGACCTGATACAAGTATGCTTAAGTGATCCAGACAAATCCATTTACAATCAAGAGCTTGAGCCATAAACCTAACCCTTGCTAGTATCTCGTCATTGTCCACTGATCCAAAGTGATCAAAGGCAAAGAACCTACCAGAGTTAATAGTCTCCGCTTGGAACTTCTGCAATTGCTCTGGTGTAAACTGATCTCTAATCTCCTTGATGTACAACCTAGCATCTGCTTCCACTGACATGATGTTCCATGCCGTGTTCTTCACACTCTCCTCAAGAGCAAGTATACCTATGTTATCTTTTGTATTACGTAGGAAGTGATGCATAAGTTCACGTATGATACTTGACTTACCCATACCACTACCACTACAGAATGTAATCAGTTCTCCTGTTCGCATACCATAGGTCTTCTCATTCATACGAGGCCAAGGATAGAGACAAGTCTCACAGAAATCCTCATCGTATAATGTTTCGCCTAAGTCTTTGAGATTAATTATACCAGCAGGTGTGAATGGCTTTGCATTCCACCAGCAATCATTGAAGGCAGCACGTTGTCCCATCTTGAGATACTCATTAGCATCCTTGTGATCCATACGTACTATCCTTGCCTTGTTAGGTGCAAACAACTGAGCTACTTCTTGTGCAGCTTCTTGACCTTGCTTGTCCATGTCAAAGCATATGATTACGTTATCAAAGCTATCCAGATAAGTGAATGCATTCTTGCAATCACGCAATGCTGAACCAGCTCCTGTCTTGATAGATACAGAAGGCCACTTAGATCCCATCAGTTCATAGGCTGACATGGCATCCACTTCACCTTCACATATAGTTATATACTTACCCTTCGGTGAGAATATATTCTGACCAAACAACAGGGCATCAGTTAGCTCACCTTCCACCCACATTCTTTTGTCTTTGCACTGTCTAACTTTGTGACCTATCTGCTCACCACTATCGTTGAAGTAACCATACAGATGATGGGTCACGATGTTACCAGATTGCTTTATCTTTGTACTATATTTCTTTGCGGTATCCATAGTAATCTTACGATCACTAATATTACCCCAACTTCCAGTTGTTGACATAGGTTTCACCGTCCATTCTTGTTTAGGTACAATAGCAACATTATCACCAAACTTTGTATTACAACTAAAGCAATACGAATATCCCTGCTCATGCTTAACATTAGCATCGGATGACTTACATTTAGGACATGGCCCTCTGTCGAGCCACTGTTTCTTCAGCATATTTTCCCCTTTCTAATTAATCCATATGTAGTTCGTAAGAACTACTACATATGGTTAATTAGTTTCCATGTTACACACCCGGACCCGGCCAAGTGCCACTATATATTTCTTTCATACGTTCACTCATCTCCTCTTCTATTTTATGTTTCATAAGTTCTCTCCATGAGACAGGATATAACTTATGCATATGATATGATATGCATTCTGCTACCCATCTAGTTTCTTCTTGTGCATCTGGACTTAATCTAAGATTACATACTCTGGCAAAGGCATAGAGACTACCACTCCAGTACCATTCAGTATAAAGGGACTGAGGTAGTATAGTTCTGGCTTGTTCAGGACAGACCCCTGCCTTTATCATATCTTCATACGTTTGCTGACATAGTTCAATAGCTTTATTATACTTCTCCTGTATCCACTGATTACCATGCACCTCATTGTCTGTTGATCCTTGCTTCTTATCTTCAGCTTTCTCTCTCCACTTAGAGGGATACCAAAACTCAGGTGGCTTGTCAATATATCTTCTACTTATTTCATTCCAAGCCAAGCCTACTTGATGCTTAACTAACTGACGAGCTACAAAGATAGGTGCTCTGATACGAAACACTACATAACAATGAGAGAAAGGTGACCAATGATTATGCTTGGCAAGATAAGCTATTAACCTTTCATCTGGTTCGTTCATAATATTTATTTGTTTACCAAAGGATACTCTTGCTGCATTAACTACTGTAACGTCAGTACCTAAGTGGTCCTCTAGATTAACCCATCCATTCTCAGTCATCTGTAAATACCCTTGGTAAAGATAATCTTTTTAAGACTGCACATTTAGGAATAGATATCAAACCGCCATACTGTGCTTCACAATCAAGATCATAGTTATTAACAGAGGATGCAAGTGTAATATACAAGTCATCCTCATTGACTAGTATACCTACACTTTTGATACGCATAGGTGTTAATTCTTTGACCTCATCTTCTGACTTCCAATCGGCATCCTCATACTCTGAAGAGTCAAGCCACTCTATACAAGCTACTCCACTGTATTTCATTCCCATGTCTCCTTCTCAAACTGCTCCATCCAGATTTCATCTGAAGCCATAGCTTCATTTGTATCTTGACTAGCTAATCCTTTTGCTTCTCTATACGAGTATCCTTCCCTCTTATATTCTTTAACCCTAATCCAGAAGTATTTGTCTCGTTCTTCTTGTATAAAAGTCTTAGTCATCGGTTGGATTCCATGTTCCTGTATCCCAATCAATCTCATAGCCCACCTTCCTTCCATATTCTACTATGTCTTCAGGGCAAGAGGGATCAAAGCCATTAAGTATCATGTCTCTGATGGTAAACAGATCAAGTGTGATGTTATCCTGATCTATCTGCATCTCAGCTAACTTATCTTGATACCTTGCTTTCTCTTTCTCTTGCTTCTTCTCCATGATTACTTCTCTAATGGAAGTAAAGTCATAGACTTGACAGATATGTTCTTTAGTCTTCATCTTCTAACTCCAATCCAAGTTGATCTCTCATTTCAATACGAACCTTTGTCCATACATCTTCATGTATCCACCCATACTTTCCAACGAAAGCAGTCTTAGTAATATGTGGAGCTTCCTCTTCCATCTGAATTAGTAAGTCATTTACTTTACTCATCTGCCTCTCCTTTTCTTTTCTATTATCTATAGACTTAAGACTTTCTTTTAGAATTTCTCTTATCCATTCACCATGTACCTTATCATAGATCCACTCATTGTGGTTACCATATTTTTCAAGGAAGTCATGCCTACTTAATATCTTGGCATCTTCATACATCATTCTCTGTCTTTTCAATAGGATAGGGCAACTCAGCATGACCCTCTTCAAGATACTCAGGTGGGTGCTCTATCATGGCCCATCCAGATTTATCCTTATTGGAGAAGTGATCGTTGTAGAAATTCCTCTGACGTTCACTGTGAATCTCATCTTGCAAAAGTTTTATTCTTTCATATGCCCTTTGCAATTGTTCTTGCAACTCTTTAACATTCCTTCGTAGTTCTTTCTCAATGTTCATTGGACAGCTCCTTGTTATACTCAGCAGCATAGTCTATTGCTGCCTCTTTGTAAATACTTTCTTTCAAGATACGAACATCACCACGAGGATCATAGACAATAACCTGCCAACCAATACCATTGGTAGAACCTTGATGGATGTAACGTATCTCCCTTACTTCTGCCTTCCTTTCCACCTTTGTCTCTCCTTATTCATAGTAGTGACAGGTTTATCATGCCACACACCAGTGGCAATCCAGACTTCTCTCTTATTGCAGCCTGTTTGAAACGGATACCTCTCTTTAGTTTGGGTATCCACTAGCTCCCAACGTACCCACTTCTTATCAAAGTTACGTTGGACATACTCAGTTCTCTTGGAAACATGTGCTCCAAGATCCTTACGTACAGAGTTAAAGTTATCTTCAGGCCATACAAAGTCAGTCATATACTTCTCCATTTAATTTTATGTTCTTGATTCTTACCAAAGAAATCAGATATCCAATCTCCTGTTCGCAGATAGTGTCTAATATCTCTGACATATCCTTCATGTATATATCTTTGAGACATGCTATCCTTATCACCACGCCTAGCTAATCTGGAATGTTCTTTTACCAAAGCATTATTATGCTCCATCCAATCCAGTACCCCTTTGATATATAGAGGATGGTCTTTGTCACGTTTAAGTACAGAGTGGTGTGGCTTGACACCACCTAGTGAAGCCGCCATAATTCCACATCACCTTCCATTAAATCGTAGTCTAGTCCATGTTCCTTACACATACTTTGTAAGTATCTATATGCACTTGTCTTATCTTTGAATTTCAAAGCCGCACCATCCTCACCCATGAGTATGTTGGTACAGTCCTCATCGAAATCACTATTAACTATGATCCACATAGTCTATATCCTTTACTTTCTTTCTATTATACACAACCTTACTGGTGACAACTCTCTTTCTCCACATAGGATCAGAGAGTTGCTTCGCTAATGGATTGTGCTTACGTTTACCTACAACTCTCTGATCTTTCATAGTCCTATTCCTTATGCTGCTAGTTGCATCCATTGTGGTGAGTGTAACATCTTCCTTACCTTGTCTTCTCTACCACCTATGGTAGTGTGGGATGGTCTACCACCATTCTTATCATGGCTACTCCAGTAGGTAGCAGCCTGATAAGCAGACCACATAGTACCTTTGTTCTGTGTGCCATACTTCTCATAGCTACCTCTTCCATGTAGGTGACGGTTCTCTTCATCAAAGATCTTCATTAGATTAGAGAGCATCACCTTGTTAGGTTCTACCTTGCGGCTAATATTATTAGTCTTCTTTGCCAAGGTATGGGTGAACAGATTGATTACATTATCACGGCTAACATCTGTGTGATACCAGTTCCTCATCTGTTGCAGTCCACCACCAGCTATGTATTCAGAAGCCTTCTCTATCTTTGAGGCAAAGCCTAGCACGTTGAAGTTCTTGGTGTGTCTACCATAGACATAGGCCAGCTTATCTCCTGATACTAATGTGTTGTAGCAGAAGCCTCTCCATAATCCCATCATACCATTGTTAGCCCATGTCCTATTATGGGAAGTACGAAAGACAAACTCAGGTATAACTGTGTCTCCTTTGTCTATCTGTATCTCATGGGCAGGGAACTTGGCACGTAGCTCAAGCCTTGCTCCATTATCATAGACATTAGTCTCATATGTGGCATCGGTTAAGTCCATATCGGATAGACCTATAGCTTCTTGAACGCCAGTTACTATGTCTTTATATTGCACTGGCTCATATGCTTCAGAGACTATGGCAAGAGTGTCTCTAGTATCTTTACGTCTAAGACCTACACCTATATGTGAGGGTATAGCAACGAACCCATCTGTATAGGATGCAAGGTTAAACTTTTCTACTTCAAAATCAATCTTGTCATGGTCAAACATTTGATAGTCAAACATTATGCTACTTCCTTCTGGTTGTTTACTGTATGATATCTGTGCATCTCAAAAAGATACTCGTTAATAACATCTATGTCAAGCTCATAGATACTTCCTACATTAGCCACTGTGCAAAGATAACTCTCTGTCAGTGGGTCTATATCTGCATGGGTTTTATATTGCATCACCAGCTCCTATCATATAGGTATGGCACTGGCTTCTCAAGATAAAGGAGTTCTTTTTCTTTGTTACCTTCCATCCCAATGCTCTCCATAATCCAGCATAATTTTGTTCAAGTTCAGCAAGGTTTTTACAGTCTTGATTGCGTATAACTTTAGCTTTGCCATTCTTTTTCATGGTCCTCTCCTAGTTATTTAGCACTCTCTATTCTAAAGATTTCTTGCTTAATGTCAACCACTCTATGATACTTATTAAATCTATGTTTAACATCATATAAGTTCTTGATAAATCTATTGAATCTAAACTTAGGTGTCTTGAGTGCGGTAAGCATACCTATTTGAAACGTCTGCCTTCTAAGTGTAACCTTGTTCATCGCTGGATTAAACGCAGCAAACTCAAGTTGTTTCATCTTATAGAGTACATCTTCTACATACTCTTTTATCAAGGGATTCCATTTTAATTTACCTTCCTTAAATTCTTTCATCCCTATTCCTCTCTGAGTTCCACCATTAAATAAACTTATAAGCATCGAATGTGTTATATTGTGGTCCTCATAGTACTCAAGATACTTTGAATAAACTTTCTTCGTACCTGTTGACGTAGCCCATGAGTGAGCAAAGTCCATTACAGTCCAGTTCCTTTGATTTGTATTTAATTTTGCAATTGTTTCTGGTGTTATTTCTCCTTCATGTACCTCTATGTAGTAGTCAAGATGTTCTTCCACGGCTATCTTATATCTATGTTGTCCATCTGCTATGTATAATATACCACCCTTTTCATATACAAGAATGGGGCGTAGCTCCAATAGGTTTTCATCAAGTATAGATTGTCTTAACTTAGATAGATTATTTTGACTTAATACTCTGTTCTCCTTTACCATTCTTAATTCTCTGTAGAGAGAATTTCTAGGTGATATACAATATTTATGTGAGCTAGGATTTCCCAGTTTACTTCTTAGTCTCTTGTTCATAACATTCTCCGTGTTATGTGGGGGAATTTCACCCCCACTTAATATTATATCACAAAAGTACGGCCACGTACATCCACTATTCCCTTAATATTCCAGAAATGTGGAGCCTTTGCAACGTGGAGATACATCTTACCAAGGTCAAACCTACGGCCATCCTTGGTCTTACGTGTACCAAAAAAGCGGTCACGTTTACGCAAACGGAATACAAAATTCATCTCAATATTTCCTTTCAGTTTTGTTAGTACTAATTAATCCATATGTAGTTCGTAAGAACTTCACTACATATGGTTAATTAGGTTGACAGATTTCAAACTCCTCACGGACATCAATCAACGCCCTATCTTCTGCTATGTAAGGAGCATAACCTTTCTCTATATACATAGCATAAAGTTCTTGATAACGATCTTCCATGTTATCGTAGATGATATCATTAACTGGATGTGACATTCTCCAAAGTTCCTTTCACTATGTCTAAAGATATCTTGTCAAGATTGGTATACTTCTCCAGCCATTGCAAGGTAGAGTGCATTGAGCCATGCTCTCTTGCCAACTGGCAAACATATTCTTGATACTCTTCTTCTGTCATTTAGTTACTCCTTATCTTTTAGATGTTACGTCAACGATGGTGCCAATATCCAGCTCTCTTTCCTCTTTGATATGTACCTCTGCCTCTGTCTGTATCCAGACATGAGCACCGCAAGACAAAGGCTTTAGAGGACTATACACTATGGTACATGGGCCGTCAATATGTACCTCATGCCCATAGTCATTAGACTTGTAAGTCTTGACTGTAAAGACAGGCTTATTCTCTCCATACTTGCGGTTACTCTTGATGTTATGTTGGTTAACATGAATGTACTTCTTCATAGTATACTCTCCTAATGTTCGTACAATTTGACAATCTGTTGTCTACCTATGGTAGTCTGACTAAAGCAACCAGCTTTGCATATACCACAGTGACCTTTCAAACCCCACTTTGTCTTTGGACAATCAAACATTCTTTTACCAGAAGCAGGGCTTTTGTCAAGACTATCATCACCAAAGAACATGATATTCCAGCCTTGACTTTCCAGCATATTCCATTCTTCTACGCTATTTGATGGGTCAACGCTGGCATTAATCGCTAAGTTCTTGATAGGAAATAACTCTGTTCTTATCAAGAAGTTAAGAGTTGGATCTCGCCAAGCTCTTGTAGGTATCCACCATGTAGTCTCTGGCGTAGCTTTTGCCTCTGCTTTGATCTTCCAAATGTCAGAGACTTCTTTGATTGGCTCACCTCTGGTGCAATGCCTTACTCTCTTGGTTTGCTTACGCTTTCTCGCCAAGACTTCTTTGACTTGCAAAGGCTTTATGTTCTGCCATATCTCCTCACTTCGTACATCTTTGACAGCCATGTTAGGATACATCTTATAGAGCTTGACGTTGTAACACTTTTCATCACAGTAAGGAGTTCTATGTAGACAAGAACCTTCTGTATCTCCAACGTCATTAATAGGTCTATCGGTTGAAAACATACCGATATCCTCACAATGCCTCACGTATTCTTTGACTTGCATTAGATTAACCCTTTCTCTTTCAAGAAGTCTTCGGTTTCAAAGAAGCGAATGTCAGCATCAGAGGTGCAGCCATCAGTATTTATACTGATAACAAAGTCAATTCTATTTTGCAATTCCTCTTTATTTTCGGCTGATAACTTTGCATAGATACTTGTAAGCATTAAATTAACCCTTTCTCTTTCAAGAATATTTGAGTTTCATAGAAGCGGAACCGACTCTCTTGCTCACTTGTCATCAAGAATAAATCAGCGTTACTGCTGATAGTAAAGTCTATCCTACTTTGTAGTTCTTCTTTGTCTTCTCTTGACAACTTCGCAAATGCACTATCAAACATAGTCTTACTCCTTACAACTGTTGTTCTGCATCTTCATACCAATCTTGATATCTTGCCTCTTCAAGTTCCTCCAATTCTAAGAGTTCTTCCAATTCAGCTTTGGTTAGTTTGGAACGATCAAGGTTAGGATATAACAATGGCTTCATATCAAATCTCCTATTTCTATTAAGCATCCTGTAGTATCTTAAGTAATCTACTACAGGATACTTAATAGGTTGTCAAGTTAATATTGAGCTAGGTCATCAACCTTCTTAGCTTTTGCAGAAGTCAATAACCTTCGTATAGTATCTTGTTCTTGCTTTGGCAAAGAGAATAAATTCTTCTCCACCTCTGCAAAGTCTATCTCTTTGCTTTGTATATCAAGATACCATTCCAAGAATTGTTTTGCTGTTTGCATTTTGGTACTAATCCTTTACATTGTGGCAAATGCCATTCCATAGTAATAGCCTACACATAGGCCAAAGATTAAGAATGTGAACGCTGTTGAGAATAACAGAAATCCACCACCTACTATGCCTTTGTTCATAGTATTACTCCTTTCTGAGCCAATTATCTAAGAGTTCATCGGAAGATGCAAGTTTAATTTTGAAACCAAGCCACATAATTCTTTGCAAGACTTCTGTTGTCAAAGTCTTTGTCCCTGCTATTTCAGCGAATAGCTTGGCATTACTACAAGCTGGATAAGCCGTGTCGTTCTGAATTTGGATTGTGATATCCATAACAGCTCCTTTCAAGATTAGTTAGTAAATTCCCTGCCGGGATTGTTCAAAACAAAACCAAACTTCTTTGAAGCTTGATGTTCTTCATTCTCCCTAGTCCAGAATCCGAAATCACTCTGAGCTGTCCAGCCCATTCTCTTAAAGTTCTTGACCCACTCTTGACTTGTACTTTGTGGGTTGGCATTGCACCAATCCAAGAACCTTTGCAACTGCCTTTCGGCCTTTCTCTTTGACATAGTTCTTCTCCTTTCAAGACAAGTTATGTACCATGTACTTATGGGAAGCCAGAAGGAATCGAACCTTCTGCTGCGGGGAGGACGCCTCCGAGTCGCACACACTAGGATGCACTTGACTATCAAAGATACCTTGCAAAGTATCTCTGATAGTAGATGATCAGTTCCCTCAAGCCCCTAACCTTGAGTAGTTACACTAAGTGAGCTTTCGCCAGACCTAGCTTGTCCTATTTTTCAGCCTTACGGCTAGTGAACCACCATCCACCACTACTTCCCAAAAGTACACAGTACTTTGGTAAACTAACTCAAGATAAGTTAGCTTAAATGAACCACATTCAATGTGGCTCATCAAAGACAACTTTCTAATAATTACCCTGTAGTATCGTAAGATACTCTACTACAGGGTATTATTAGTTTGCAAGATTACCTTGCCACAAAGGACAAGGCTTCGCCTGTTCCTTCCAACTTTTCACCATTAGAGGTGACTTTGAAAGAGCCGTTAGAGTGAACAACTCTAACTGGCAACTCAGAATTGATCTTCTTCCAAGTTCTTTGATGTTGGTTTTTTCCACGGTTAATGTTTTTCCATTCACCATCGACAAAAGCTTGCATTACAAAAGACATGATATTTCCTTTCGGATTTGAGTTGAAAAAGGTACGCCAAACTATTTCAAGAGCATAGCTGCTCCTCTTTCCTACGGTAGGGATTGACGATTTATCTTCTCCCTACCGCCTCTCTGTCATCCTGCTTTGCCCCATAGCCGTGGCTCCAGAGAGTAGCCACAGATCACTTCTTCGGACATAACCTTAAACCATCGGACAATCTCCTTCCTAAATTCTAAATAATACTGCTTGGTATACTTAACCAAGCTAAGTAGTATTATTTAGTTAAAGCGGTTTCTACATCCAGAAGCTTTGCTTCGTAGTCCAGTAGTTGACCATGATGCTCCAAGCCGTCAACTCCCATTGATAGTTGTCTATCCAACTCTTTCTTGGCTTGAATAAGCTGCTCAATTCTCCAATTTCTATTCATCATTCGGCAATCTCCAATTCGTCAGGTTCATCCTAATTCTAATAAACTACTTGGTAGTTCGTAAGAACTCCCTACCAAGTATTTATTAGCTAGTTCAACTACTTAGTTAAGTAGTTGGCAGCAGCCTTAAAGTCTCTGAAGAGACTGAAGAGATCCATCTTCGATGAACTCCACAATCTCCATCGTCAACTCCAAAATCTATTATAAAAAACTACTGCTTTCAAAGAAAGCTAAGTAGTAGTTTTTTATTTCGTCCAACTACTACTTAGTAGTTGTTTTTGGGTCAAGGTATCTTTTTTTCAAGACTTGTCAAGACTTTTAAAGTCTTCATGCGCCCCCACCCGCAAGAACGCATGTGCATATATATATATATAACCACCCTCTCACATATTTACCAAAATTTAAGGGCTAATAATTAGTCCACCTTATCAATAACTTCCGAGCTACTAAAAAAATTACTTGTGCATAGAGAGTATATAGTGTATAATTAGACTTATAAAGCTAATTAAGAGATAAAGTACATAGTTACTACAGGGACTTAATGGAAATACAACAAGAACAACAATTATCTTCATACTTAGATCTTAATAACCTGTTAAATCTAAGTATACTACAGAGTACTCAGACTGATTTCCTAACATTTGTTCGACTAATGGCTCCAATTCTTGTTTCCGATTGGAAGATGGGACGACATATTGAGCTAATATCTAATAAATTAAAACAATTAGAGTCTGGAGAGATCAAAAGACTAATGGTGTTCCTACCACCACGTAGTTCGAAGTCTGTTATTTGTTCCAAATTGTTTCCAGCGTGGTATATAGGGAGAAATCCACAACATGAAATTCTTACTGTGTCTCACTCTGATCAACTTTCTAGTGATTTTGGCCGTTCTGTACGTGATGTTGTCAATTCGGAAGAGTTTCAGAACATTTTCAAGGGTGTTTCTCTACGAACAGATGTACGTGCAGCCGGGAAGTGGAAAACAAACCAAGGTGGAACGTACTATGCAGCCGGGGTCCGTAGCCAAATTGCAGGACGAGGGGCTAATATAGCGATATTGGACGATGTGATGTCCGAAGAGGATTCATATTCCGAAGCTGGCCGTAGATATGTCAAGGAATGGTATCCTGCTGGTCTACGAACTCGTTTAATGCCAAACGGTTCCATATTAATTATTAATACAAGGTATCATTTTGATGATTTATGTGGATGGCTTCTAAAACAGCAAGAGGATATGAGCGAATATGAAACTATTCCGTGGGAGGTGGTACGAATACCTGCATGGCTAGATGATGAAGCAGCAGAACTTTTAAAGCTACCAGTGGGATCGTCCTACTTTCCAGAATGGAAGCCAGATGAAGTACTACAGATAGATGAGAATGAGATTAGAGCCTCCAATGGAGCACGCTACTGGAATGCATTGTACATGCAGAACCCTACTCCAGAGGAAGGTGGGCTTATAAAGAAGAAATGGATAAAATGGTGGGATTACAATGAGCCTCCTACGTGTGATTTTGTCCTACAGACATACGATACGGCTTTCTCCACGAAAACCACAGCAGATTACAGTGTAATTCAGACATGGGGTATATTTTCCATGTACGATCAGGATGAAGATGGAGCAGAAGCCTACGTATCTAACCTGATATTACTGGGTAATATGAAGGGAAGATTTGAATATCCTGAATTACGTAGGATATCACAGGTATTGTACAATGATTTCAAACCTGATGTCTGTATCATAGAGAAGAAAGCCAGTGGTCAGTCGCTACTACAGGATATGCGTAGAAGTGGACTACCAGTAAGAGAATATCTGCCAGATAGGGATAAGGTTAGCCGTGTATATGCAGCCTCTCCCATGATGGAAGCAGGAAAGGTTTGGATACCCAGACATAAGAAGTGGGCTGATGATCTCTTGGAAGAACTGATACAGTTTCCCAATGCAGCTCATGATGATCAGGTAGATGCCCTGACTATGGCTGTACATTTCATGCGAGAGTCGTGGCATCTTACACATCCTGAAGATCCAGAATGGGATGATGATGTTCCAAAGAAGAAAAGGGTTGCGTACTGGCGTAGTTAGGTGTATAATGTAAGTAATGGGAAGAATTATTTAGGGGAAATTTATGGCTACAGAAAGAAATCCATACGATCAGATACCACAGGAAGTTGCAAATGTAATTCCTATGGATGCTAATCCTGTAAGTGAGGAACAGGAAGCTACTTTTGAATTAGATCCAGATGGTGGCGTAACAGTAGATTTTACTAAGACTGTTGTTATGGAAGCAGAAGCTCCTGTAAAGGAATGGTATGCTAATCTTGCAGAAGATCTGGATGATGATGCTCTGGAAGAAATAGCAGAGAATGTATATAACAACTACGATGCAGATAAGAACTCCCGGCAGGAATGGGAGTCTATGTTTGAACGTGGCTTTGACCTCCTAGGTTTAAAGATACAGGAAACATCAGAACCATTCGATGGTGCCTGTACAGCAGTACATCCACTACTGGTAGAGTCAGCCGTTAAGTTCCAAAGTAAAGCATCACAGGAATTGTTTCCATCGGCAGGTCCGATCAAGACACAGATACTTGGCAAGTCCACTCCAGATAGAGAGATGCAAGCCAATCGTGTCAAGAACTTTATGAATTACCAGCTCACAGAGCAGATGCCAGAGTACTTTGACGAATTTGAGAAGATGCTTTTCCATCTTCCACTAATAGGCTCCGCATTTAAGAAAGTATACTACGATGCAAATCTTAAACGACCAGTGTCAGAATTTGTTCCTATTGACCAGTTTTACGTATCTTATTATTCCAGTAATCTTTCCAAAGCTGACAGGTATACACATGTAATCTATCGTAGTCCTATTGATCTGGCAAAAGATATTCGTTCAGGAATATATTCAGATACAGATTTACCAGAAGCATCTAATCCTGAACCTACTGCATTTGCATCCAAGATGGATACAATACTAGGGTTCTCTCCAACACAGGATACAGATCCACAGTATGTACTACTGGAACAGCATTGTTATCTGGAGATAGATGAACCAAATAAAGAAGAGGGAATAGCACTTCCCTATATTGTAACAGTAGAAGAACAATCAAGAAAAGTTTTATGTGTTCGTAGAAACTATAAACCTGACGATACAAATAAGGAAAAGATAAATCACTTTGTACATTATCGGTTTGTACCGGGTTTTGGTTTCTACGGCTTTGGCCTTATGCACTTCCTTGGTAATCTTACCATGAGTGCTACAGCAGCAATGAGAAGTCTTATTGATGCAGGTCAATTTGCGAACCTGCCGGGTGGGTTCAAGGCTAAAGGTGTTAGGGTAGTTGGTGACAATGATCCTATTAGCCCCGGTGAGTTTAAAGAAGTTGAATCTACAGGTGTGGACTTGGCAAAGGCTATCGTTCCTCTCCCCTACAAAGAGCCTTCCTCGACCTTGTTCCAGATGTTGGGATTTGTTTCAACAGCAGGTCAGAAGTTTGCAGACAGTACAGAACAAATTGTATCGGAAGCATCTTCTTACGGACCAGTAGGTACAACAATGGCACTACTGGAAGCGTCCAGTAAATTCTTCTCTGCAATCCATAAACGATTGCATAAATCCCAGAGAGATGAATTTAGGATTCTTGCTAGAATAGACTACGACTATCTACCAAGTGAATATCCCTATGATGTGCCGTTTGAAAGTCGGAGTATATTTAAGTCTGACTTTGATGGAAGAGTGGACGTTATCCCTGTTAGCGATCCCAATATTCCATCTAATGCTCACCGCCTTATGATTGCACAAATGGCTATGCAAATGGCACAGCAATCACCCCCCGGTATGTTCAATATGGAAGCATTAAGTAGAACAATATTGAATGCGGCAAATATGCCGAACTTGGAAGAGATACTGCCGCCCAAGATAAAACCACAGAATCTTGATCCAGTATCCGATATCATGGCTGCTGTGAAAGGAATGCCCATTGCAGCATTCCCCGGTCAGAACCATGATGCACACGTTCAAATAAAGATGGCCTACTTGCAAGATCCCATGAATGGTGGAAGTCCTACTATGCAGCGTGTTAGACCTATATTGGAAGCTAATATTCAGGAGCACATGGTACATAAGTATCAGGAGCAGATGGATGGTATTACCAAGATGGCTATGGAGCAGATGCCAGAGCAGAAGCCAGAAGCAATTGAAGGTGTAATGACCTATGCTGCACAACAGATACTGAATGCTAATAAAGCAGCAGGTCAAGCTAAGTCACCAGAACAGCAACTGGTTATTCTGGAACAGCATAAAGTACAACTAGAGCAGCAGAAGATACAAATGGAAGCTGCACAGAATGCGGCTGAAGCTGCATTGGATGCACAGAAGTTACAACTGGAAGAAGCTAAACTTATGAAAGAAGTTGTATCAGAAGGTGTTAATGTTAAGTTCCGTAAGGAGAAAGCAGATCTGGATAGATCAAGTAAGGAAACTATGAAGGCCGTTGATCTGCTCACCAAGGCTGCTACAGAACAAGAAAAGAATAAGTTAAAGTCAGTAGATATGATGGTCAAGATTGCTCTTGGTCAACAGAAACTGGATCTTGATGCAAAGAAAATAACAACAGAAGTTATGCAAAAAATTGCTGATGTAAATGATAAAAGTCTACACACAACAATGGATGTTGTAAATAGTGTTGTTGCAAATGCAGCTACACAGAAAGGAGAAGAAGATGCCTAGAAATATAGGAGCGCACTACCCTAACGATGTTAAGGGTGTGACAGATGGTTATCCTACGCATGTACCTAATGGTGATGGTGGTGCATATGGAGATCCCACTAAGAAATCTATTAAAGATGGCGGTGCTGGTGCTAGACCACAAAAGGGTGTGCTAAACCAGAGAGATCCATCTTCATGGAAATATCCTAAATAAATAATGGAAATTTGGGATGAGGTTATCAAAGAATATAACTACGAACTTAATAGACTGAAGAATGTTCTTGGTGAAGGTACTGTGGAAGGTTATGCACAGTATCGACAAATTGTAGGACAGATAGCAGGTATTGAGTGGAGTAGACAAATATTCTCTGATATTATTAAAAAACGTATGTACGATGAAGAGGAGTAAATGCAACAGGTACATTTAGGAAACGCTATCAAGAATGATATGTGGATCACAGAGGATGAGGTCAAAGATCCCAGTCCTCTACCAGAGATACCGGGCTTTCATATTTTAGTTAGGCCCATAAGTATAAAAGGTGTAACAAAGGGTGGTATTATGCTACCTGATTCAACTAAGGACGATATGGCATATCTCACAACGGTAGGTAAAGTTCTATCTTTAGGAGATTTGGCATATTACGATGAGACAAGATTCCCAAATGGAGGGTGGTGTCAGGAAGGTGACTATGTATGCTATGCTAAACATGCTGGTCAGAAACTATTCTATAAATCTGTAAGGCTTATTTTATTATTTGATGATCAGGTTATATGTACAGTAGAACATCCTAAAGACTTAGACCCTACATTTAATCTAACATCTAGTTCTTAACACTTGCACATTTAGACTTAATGTAGTATAATAGAATAAGGACGTAAACACGTATGCTTCGTAAGCAGCGAAAGGAATTAAAATGATTGAGAAAGAAGAGTGGACTGAGGTGGAATCACCAAGTCAGGAAGATACACCTAAAGTAGAATTTGAGGTGGAAGAAGATAAATCAGTAGAAGCCAAGACTGAAGTTGAAGCTCCTTCTGATACAGAGCAAAAAGAAACAAAACCAGAGCAGCCTGAAGAATTAGATGGTATTGAAACTAAGGGTGCTCAGAAAAGAATACGACAATTAATAAAACAACGTAAGGATAGAGATGACCAGATCTCTCAACTTATACAACAGAACGAGCAACTAACTGGTAGACTTACTACTAGAGAACAAGAATTTACTAACATTAGTAAACTGCAACTAGATGCAAATGAGAAGCAGCTTACAGATAAGATGGAGTTGGCAAGAGCCGCTTATAAGTCTGCACATGAAGAAGGTGATACAAGTAAGATTCTTCAAGCGCAGGAATTTTTAAATGAAGCACAGAATGATCTAAAATCATTAGGTGCTACTAAGGCTCAGTTTGAACAGCAGCCTCAACAGCCTGTTCAACAACCACAGCAACCAGCTCAACCGCAAGGCGCAGCAGATCCACGAGCCATTGAATGGTCACAGAATAATGATTGGTTCGGACAAGATAGGGTAATGACCGCAGCCGCACTTGCATTAGATGCAGAACTAAAAGAAGAAGGGTTTGATCCAAGTGATCCAGAGTTTTATAAAGAGATTGATAGCAGGATTAGGGAAACATTTCCAAACAAGTTTAACGCTGCTGTCAAAGAAAGTTCGGTGCAGGAACAACCGTCTAAACCTGCTCAAGTGGTAGCTGGAGCGTCACGTTCCACTCCAGCTCCGGGGAAAGTTAAACTTACTAAAGAAGATGTAAGGTTAGCACAGAACTGGGGTATACCGCTTGAACAATATGCTGCTGAAAAAGCCAAGGTGGAAAACTCCGATGGCGAATACACAGCAATTAAACTGTAACGTGGAGGAGAAATTATGACACGTATTGAATCACGTAGTTCTCAGACTAGGGAAAACGAAACCAGAGAAGAAACAGAATACGTCTTTGAAGAACCAAACGCAACTTATATACCTCGTGAAGTTGAGGAAAGATATCGTCAGCAAGATATGTCTCTTGGTTGGCTACGTATCCTTCTTAATGGTCAGGATGATTACCAAGAAGTTGGTAAGAAACAACAGCAAGGATGGGAGTTTGTTTCTCCTGAAGAAGTACCTGAAATGGGAGCCACTTCTACCGTGAGAGAAGAAGGCCGATATGCTGGAGTTGTCTGTCGTGGAGACATTGCTTTGGGTAAGATACCCACGGTAAAGCTAGAGGCCAAAAGAAAACACTATAGGACTAAGGCCAACGATATGTTGGAAGCTGTTAATGCACAATTAATGCGGCATTCCAATTCTCAGATGCCTATTTCCAATAGTAGTAAATCGAGAACATTTAAAGGACGGACTCCTACTTTTCAGGAGTAGTCCATAAACAATTGGAAGGAGAAATATAATGTCTAGTACAAGAGCATTACGTGGCTTTCTTCCTGCTCGTAAGAAGGGGCAGAATTATAATACAGGTGGGATGTCAAGTGTTATCTCACCGACTACTATAACTCGTGCTCCTAAGAAACTGTATACTGGTGACTTAATCTGTATTGAAGCTAGTGGTACGATTTCGGAATCTATCGGTGCAACCTTGAAGCCTTCTGGCGTATTCGTTGGTTGTAACTATGTAGATACGGATGGTAAGCCAACTTGGTCACGTTATTGGCCCGGTGAAGCTATCACGGCTGCAACCAGTGTTGAGTTCCATGTCATAACTGATCCTGATCAGACGTATTACATTCAAGGTAATGCAACTTGTAGTCATGGAGAGATTTGTAAAGTACTTAATTATACGGCAACTGTTTCGACAGCTTCTGCTGGTAGTACTACTACAGGTCAGTCTGCGTTCTTCGTAGAAACTTCGGCTGCTGGTGTAGAAACCATTGTAGGTAATGTGCGAGTTATTGGATATGCTAAAGATCCGAATGAAGGTACAGACGGACTTGACCAATATCCAATGCTTGAGGTCTGGTTACCCACGCACAGGGATCGTTTTGCAACTGCAACAGTTTCAACGGCATAACTAGGAAGGAGATAAACTATGGCTGTTAATAGAGCTAGTATTGCTAAAGAACTTCTCCCCGGTTTAAATGCCGTCTTTGGGCTGGAATACGGTCAGGTTGACGATGAGCATAAAGCACTTTATGACACCGAAAACTCTGACAGAGCCTTTGAAGAAGAAGTTCTATTTACAGGTTTCGGCACGGCTCCAGTTAAATCTGAAGGGGCTGCTGTTACCTATGATGATGCACAAGAGAGTTATACTGCCCGGTATACGGCAGAGACTGTAGCTCTAGCTTTTGCAATTACAGAAGAAGCAATGGAAGACAACTTGTATGATACGTTTGCTAAGTTACGTGCCAGAGGTTTGGCTCGTGCAATGGCAAATACCAAGGAAGTCAAAGCTGCTAATCTGTTTACCAACGGATTTTCCGATACAATTGGAGATGGTGTTGCATTCTTTGCTTCTACTCATCCTACCATTTCGGATGGGAACCAGAGCAATCTGGAATCTGCTGGTGCATTGGCTATTGCAACTCTTGAAACTGCTATCACCAACGTCCAAAAGACCAAGGATGATCGTGGTATCCTCATAGGTGCAAGTGCTGTATCTTTGCATATTCCTGTTGACTCATGGAATATTGCTGATACCATTTTAAATACTCCCGGCAAACCCGGTGGTTCTAATAATGATATCAATGCCACTCGTCACATGGGCATGATCCCACAAGGATTCTATGTCAATAGGCGTTTCACTGGAACTGATGATTGGTTTGTAAAGACCGATGTTCCTAATGGTACAAAGATGTTTGCACGTACTCCACTTCAGACAAAAATGGAGCCAGATTTCGACACTGGCAATCTTCGATTTAAAGCACGAGAACGATATAGTTTTGGTGTTTCCGATTGGAGAGGCTGGCGTGGAAATGCTGGAAGCTAAAGGCAACTAATGTGAGGGGGGTGATGCGTTAGCCACCCTCCTTACTATTAAAAAAGAGGAACTAATCTATGCCTAATAAATATAATTTAGATAAAGAAATGGGAAAAGTTAAAAAAGACCTTGGTCAATATGAAAAACTTGATAAGCCTCCTTCTACACATAAAGAGTTTCAACGTATATTAGATAGTTTTGCTACACAAAAGCAACGAGATGAATTTGCAGCACAACATCCTACATTTCTACCACCTAAAAAAGGTAGAGGTGCTAGAGTTGGTCCGGGTCCAGTAAAACGTAGAGGAGGAAGAAAAAAACGTGGTGGTAAGATAATGTACGGCTACAAAGCTGGTGGTAAAGTTTAATAAAGGAGAATAACATGGCTTCAAATCTTACAGTTGCAATGGCAACAGTTGGCAGTGGCCCTTTAAAGAGGGTGGATACAGGAGCAACAGTAGGTGCTGATGGTACGACTACTCGTATCGTGGCTATACATGCTACGGCAACTGTATCAGGAATGATTGAGATAATGGGTGAGCAGCAGATCACAAATAAGACTGCAAAGGGAACAGCTATACGATTGGCTATTCAGGCAAACGGAGTAATTGATACATATTTAGGAGAAACTGGTGTAGCCGTATACGGTAAGGTAACGGTATCTGCACCTGATGCTGGACCTGTAACTGCCATATTAGGATAAGCCCATGCCTAATTATGCATTCCTTAAAACGGATCTTATAAATACAGCAGAGAATGACTCCTCAGAATATGAGGAGCAAATCTCTAAGTTTGTAGAGAAGGCAGAAGATCGTCTGATAAAAGAACTGGATGATCCCGGTCTGGATAACTTTGCCACTTTCTCATTTACGGCAAATAATCCTACGGTTAGTCTGCCAGCCGATACTCTTGTAGTAAGGAATGTTAATTTTAAAACGAGTGCTTCATCTAATATTACCACTCTATTACAAAGAACATATGAGTATGCTATAGATTACTGGCCTCACGCCAGCACATCTTCAGGTACTCCACGATATTATGCACGTAAGAATAATACATCCATTTACATAGTACCAACTCCTGCTTCAGCGGTGTCAGGAGAAATACAATATACACGCAGACCTATTCCCTTATCTTCTGCGACAGGGACAAGTGCAACAACCTCAAACTACTTTAGTGAATTTGCCTATACTGCACTCTTTAGTGCTTGCATGGTAGAGTCAGCACGATTCACCAAGAGTTGGAATGTAGTACAGGAATGGGAAGGTAGTTATAAAAATGCAGTAGATGCACTTAGAAATCAATCTCGTAGAATGAGGCAGGATGATATGGAGAATCCACGTAATCCAGTGGGTGGTCCTAATACTGTAATACAAGGAGCACAATAATGGTTAGTCGATCTAATACTTCAAAAACAATTCGTAGACGTACAGGTGGAGCTGGAAAGAAAACTGGTGCAGGTACAAATGTACGTGATACACGAGTAGGAACAGCCAAGGATTTAGCAGAAGGAAAAGCGTACAGAGGTACAATAAATCGTCCCGGTGATTGGGAGATGGTTCCCGGTACTGGTACAAGTCCTTATAATCCACCTAAATGGCGTAAGAAGAAAAAGCCAAATACAAAAGTAACTAAAGAGAATTTGCCTCCACCTGAAGGATATGAAGGAGATAGAGGAGAAAAGTTCCGAATGCGAATGAAAGCAAAAGATGATTCTGAAACACCTATAGATCCTGATTTTCTATTACCGGGAGCTAAAGCAGGTGGTAAAGTTTCCAAGTCAAAAGGTGGAACAGTAAAGAAACGTAAAGGTGGTACACCAAAGAGAAAGTATTCTAAAGGTGGATCTGTTTCTCGCAGAGGCGGTGGTAAAATCATGATCGGCTATAAAGCTGGCGGTAAAGTTTAATAGAGGAGATAAACAAATGGGTATTCTATCTAAAGGTCTAAGAGCAATTCAAAGGAAACGTGTTCAACGAGCACTTAAACCAAAAACAAAAAGTGGAGAACCAACAGGTTTAAAAAAATATAAAGCAAAACAAGCTGTAAAAAAAGAAACAGCACGAGTGCAATCAGAAGCTAAAGCAGGAGCTAAACGTGCTGATCGTAGTAAGAAGACTGAGCAAGTTGCAAAAAGTTACCTTCCTGAAATGTCAAGAGTTAGAAAACAACTTAAAGGTATGAGTGCAAATGATATTGCTGAAAAGTACTTTGGCACTGAAATAATGGCAATGAAAAGAAAGGTTCAAAATCCACAGCTTAAAGCTCGTTTAGAAAGAGCACATAAGATACGAACAAAAGGAAATAGACGATTTGAAACTCGTGAAAAAGGTGAGAAGTTTACACGAGGACAGGAACTTAGATTTAAAACTAATAAGTCTGGTGGAACTGTTAAACGTAAGTCTGGTGGTAGTATAGGAATAGGTGCTGCTCTCCGTGGTGGTGGAGCTGTTAGACGTAAATAACGGAGGGTAACATGGCAATTGCAAAAGTTGTAAAGTCAGTAGTTAAGAAAAAAACTCGTGGACGTAAGCGTAAAGCTAGTAGTTCTAAACCAAAGACAGATGAAACTACTAAAGTTAAGAAAGAAACTCGTGGACGTAAACGTAAAACTCGTGGTCGTAAACCCGGTACTAAAGAAGAGCAAGCACAAGCAGAGGAACTTGGTATTAGTGTAAAAGAATTACGAGAAAGAAAGAAGTCTGCTTCTAAAGTTAAGAAGGCTACACCTACTAGAAGAAGTACAACACTTCCAGCTATAAGATCAACAGCATTATCTCCTCAAGCTAGAGCACGAGATATAGGAAAACAAGAAGCTGCTCTAGCAAGTAGACTAGAACAAGAAGCAGCAGGTCTTACTGGTAAAGGAAGTAAAACTATTCAGCGTATGATGGCTCAACGTCCTGAAGCTGCTAGACAACCTACCAGATTACCTTTAGTTAGAGGATCGGCTGCTCAAAAAGGTAATATTGGTGAAGGAGTAAATACTGCTTTACCATCCAAGATGAAAGTAGATCCTAATCCTAAAAATTATTCACGAGCACAGCTACGTAGATTAATTAAGAATGGAACAGTTAAACTTGTTCAAAGAGGTAAAAATCCTGATGGTAGTCCACGAGTAATAGTTGTAGCCACAGGTAGATATGCACCTCCAACAGCAGCAACAGCAGAGGCAATGGGTCTAGGTAAACATGCTAACTATTTACCATCTGAAGAAGAACTACGAGCTATGGGTGGATTTGAGATTAGAAAACGTGGTGGAACAGTAAGACGTAAAGCAGGTGGACCCATCGGTGTTGGTGCTGCTCTACGTGGTTATGGTAAAGGATATAAGAAATAATGCCGTTTAAGTCAAAAGCTCAAAGATCTTATATGTATGCTAACCATCCTAATATAGCCAAGAACTGGACTAGAAAGCATGGTGCAGCTATACAGAAGAGTAAAGGTAGTACGTTAAAAACAAAGAGCAAAAGGAGAACAACATGACTCATATTATAAGTAGATTTAAAGAGCCTTCTTCCTATGCTGCATTAGCAGGTGTTCTAGCTATGGTTGGTATTTCCGTACCAGTTGAACTATGGCAGAATATAGTTATGCTTGCTTGTGGAGTATCAGGTGTAGTAGGTTTCTTCATGAGTGAGACACATCATACTCATGGTAAAAAGAAATAGTTTAATATGGCAACGTCAGGAACATTTAACTTTAACTTAGATATAGATGAGGTGATCCAAGAAGCTACGGAGATGATCGGAGGCGAACAAACTCTTGGTCATACTCCTGCTTCTGCACGTAGGTCTATCAATCTAATGTTAAAGGATTGGCAGAATAGAGGTATTCTCCTATGGACTACCTATACTACATTGGTAACTGTTGCTACCAGTACCACTTCCTATGCATTGGCAAGTGATACCTTGGATGCATTGGAAGTAGTATTACGTAGAGATGACACAGATATACAACTACAAAGAATTAGTTTTGAGGAATATCAGATTATTCCCAATAAGAAGCAGACAGGTAGACCAAGTCAGTTTACAGTAAAAAGAAATAGAGATAATGCTAATATTCTAGTATGGCCCATACCTGAGAATAGTACAGATATTTTAAATATAGAAGGAATACGAGAACTGGAAGATGTTAATAA